TTGTGGTCGGCTCGTGTTATGTATTTCACAACATTGCCAAGGTTATAGCCTAACTCTTTCGCCTCGATGAAGTCGATAGTCTCGATGCCCCCATGCTTGTAGTGCGGAGGATGGTTGACCATATCGGTGTGATGTGTTTCCACAATGTCTGCGCCTTGCATGAGACGCTTACCTGTAACGGGGTGGCGTCGGTCACGCCCTCTCGTCAATTCGTAAACCCTCTTGGCATACTCCTCCGTTGATACCCCTAGCCTATTAGCGATGGCTGCCTGTGTTGCGGTGAATAAGTTAGTGATGACGGGCTTCTTTTCTTTGCGTATCTGATATGTAATCTGATACACCGACTTGAGCGGGATGCTATACAGTTCCGAAATCTTTTTCGGTGTCGCTTCGGGATTCTCTGCTATGTAAGCACGAACCTGTGCGGTCTTAGTTCTGCTTGTGCGTTTCTTTTTCGTAACCATGTTAACTCCTTGTTTGTTGGTTAATGTATTCAGTAAGAATTTCTCTCATCTTGGCTTGCTTTGTATACGGAAAGTTAGTGTTGAAGTAATCCATCACATCCTTTGGTAGACGCAAACTCGTGCAAAAAAGTGCGGGCTTCTTACCAAGACCTCGCCCCTTGCGTTTTGTTATCGGTTTTAACTCTTCAATTCCTGTTGTCATAGCAGTGCATCCTCATACTCGTGATTCTTGATTGGTTTGGGCATCCGTTTTGGGTCTAGCCTTTCGAATGGCCAATGCGCGTTCATTTCGGCTTGACTCAGTCGGCGTAATCGCAACCCTGACTTTGACGACGAACGCTTTGCCTTCGCAATGCTTGTCGATGTATTGCTGTGCAAGGGCTCTTGTTCGATACAAGACGTATCCTGTTCCATCATCTCTTCCTGTTTTTTCATATGTTCCTTTGTATATGCTACGAACCATGTAGCCTGTTGAATGAACGGACTGCATGTTCCCTCCTAACATTTGTTAGTTTCTTTGATTGGTCGCATCTTCTTTAATCTATGTTCTTCTTTCACAATATCCATAGCCTTCTCCAAATCATTTACTGTTGTTTGGTCTAGTTGCACATCATGTAGTTCCATGACTAGGTTCATAGCCACAAGTTCACTCGCCTTGAGAATGAACCGCATACTATTTGCACCTCGCTTAGAAACTGCATAGAGCGCATCTTGTCCCGCCTTAATCTCATCTGCCCAGTCCGCACCCAACTCAGGTCGCAGTCGGATACACGCCTCGGTCATGTTGAACGCACTTATCAGAACATCCATGTCATCTTTGGTAGCCACACCTCTGCGTAGCGCATCCATAGCACCGTGGTTCTTGATGCGTAGGTCTACGCTGAAAGGCACTTCCTTGAAAGGTTTCATACCCGCCAACAACCAAGTCATCGGGTCGGGCAGAACTCCCTTGGGTCTGTATTTGCTACGCTTCCTCATCTCTCGCTTTCAACATTGCGTCTGCTACCTTGTAAGCAAAATCTACAAGTTCATCAGTTGGGTATCTGATGCCTGAGTTTTCTGACAACATCCCTTGCATAGCATGAGTAGCAAAGAAATCACGCAGAGTAATTGCAGAAATCATTTCGTGCTCCTTCTTCATATATCCTCCCTACATATCCATACGATTGCTACACCTACTAGCACAACAATAATTGCGCCTAGTCCCATTAGCACTACTGCCCATGCGATTGTTTCTAACATTACATCCACCCCCATATGGCTACTGACACCATACCGATTACGACTATCAGCGCAAGTAGAACTGAGAAGTCGCTATGCCCTTTGTAGGGGCCCTCTACTGTTAGGTATGGCTCAGTAACTCTAAGAGTTCGGGAAAAGATTTCTGTTGTTTGGTTGTTATCTAACATTTGTTAGGTCTCCTGTGTTAAGACTACGAATATCTCATCATTGATACGACACCCTACGCTAGATATGAAGTGCTCTGCTTCAACTAACTTCAACATACCCAACTTCCCCCTCATCTCAACGGGGAGCGTATTATCATCGTAAATCTGAACATCTTGTCCAATCTTCACCATGTATTTACCCTCATCTTTGATGATTAGGGCTGTGTGTTCGCTACCGAACCTATCCTTGATTGATTCAATGGTCATCATGTCATCTTTGAACTTCCTAGTCTGCTCCATCTTCGCTAGTATGGGCTTCCTCTCATGTTCAGGTAGTCCGTTCACATGCGCCAAGAATATAGGAAAGCCAGTTCCCATGATGAACTTAACTGCAAGACTCTCGGTCTCCCGCTCGGCATAGCGATGCTCCCTCTGCTTGTCGTAGGCTTGATTAGTCATTACTTGCTTCGCTTGCTCGAACGCCTTCTCGATACGCTCGTTTGGCTTGAGACGAAAGAACATCTTCTTCGCCATGAGAATAGCCTTGTCTACATCCGACGTGCGGTATGAGGATGTGCGTTCTCTAGCATTGCTAATACGGTCGTTGGTTAGCGAGAGTTTGTAGTCCCCTCGGTAATACTGCCTACCGATTTTGCCAATGGTCTCACCGCTATCAATCACACTGAACGCTACGGGTTTGTGCATACCTTGCGTATCGGTAACAACGAACCGCCACAATGGGTTTGCCATAGCCAAGTGCATTACCAATCTGCACATATCGTTAGGCGGGTCACCTATCGTCTCATCGCCCAACTTCTTGGATACCTCGGGATGCAACTCAACATTGCTCAACGAAAATAAATTCATACTAACTGCCTGTGATTCACTCATCTGATACTCCTAACATTTGTTACCTATTACCAATCGAACTTACCCAAGATAGCATCTACCTTGGACTTCAATGCGCTTCGTGAGTCTGCATCTTCTTTGATACGCTCAATGTCCGCACCTAACATAGTCAACTCCAACTGACGTCGTGCTTCCTCCAACTTGGGGTCGTTGGTCACATTCAGTTTGGTTAGCAGTCCACACAACTCTATGGGGTTAGAGATAAGTGTGTCGTGGTAACGCTTCTTGGAATCATCCCCCTCAACATCAGTCAACTTCTCCGACATTCCTACTAGCGTCTTATGCAGACGCTCCCACGGCTCACGCATAGCCTCGGCTAACTTAGTCTCGTGTTGCTTCTCGAACTCGGCTCGCATCTCATCCAAGTCATACGCAGGTATGTCCAAGCGGAAGTCACCCGCCTCAGGCACGGGTTTGACTGTGCGTCTGAATCCGAACTTCAACCTAACATCTGTTAGGTCGGGGTAGTCCTCTGCCTTATACATAGTGCCTAGGTTAGTAGGTGCTTCTGCAACGAGACGCGGATATTCAATGTAGAAGTTGTTGCACATCATGTTGAATGTCTGCTCGAACCCATTCATGGTCTGCTTGTATTCCATGAACAACTTGGTTGGCAACATACGCTCACCCTTGTCTGCCCAAGGCAATGTATGCTTGTTGTGATACAGACGAACACGCGCGGCGAAGTCTGATATATCTTTGCGTAGGCTAGTCCCAGCAAATAGATTCTTCTTGGTCTGACTCGCACCTCTGACTGCTGACGCATCCGTATTGACCTTGTCCGTTATCTCTCTGTCTAACTTAGACGCAGGCCATACGCTGATATTCAACTCCACTAACAACGCTGATGAACTAATACTCATTTCATTCCTCCAATAAAAATTCCAACAATAAAACACAACACAACAAAACTAACAAAGCCCCAATCCATACTCACCCCCTTAAAAGTTTAATAATTCCAATCGCCCCTTCACGGGTTGGCACTCGTGCTACTTCCGATATGTGGGTCTTCCACTCGTTAAGTCTTTCTTTTCTTATCACTAACCACTCTTCTTTGTTTCTCACAATCCCATACGCTATGTCATTAGCGGGATGCTCGAACCATTCTGCGGGGTCTCTGTTAACTGCCATGTCATTCCTAACATTTGTTAGTTGCTGTCGATATGAATAGTCTTGCCGTTGTCGGCATCACCCTCATACCCCCCCACGATGCACCACATCACGGGCGCAGTCCAGTTGCTACCCCAATCACCGCCAACATACCCGTCGGTCAAAACAATCACGCACTCGGGCTGGATGTTCTTCTCTTTCAGATACTGTGATATGCAAGACGGGCTCGTGCCTCCACCACCCTTGGGCTTGGTAGAGTTAGGAATATCAGACGCAGTAGAACCTGAGTAAGTCTCATGCCCCGCTACCTCGCTATCCCAATACAGTAAGTCCACCACCTCAGGGTTTACCTCTTCTGCGATACCCTTAACCTCAGATAAGAACTCGCTCAACTCATCACCGCCAATCGAACCTGATGTGTCGATAGCAATAACCAAGTGGCCTACCTTCTCACCGATAAGGCTTGGCATGTAAACACCTGTGGATAAGAACCTACGATTAACCTTGCGCCATGACGACGCATCCTTCGCATTGCATGTTGACTTAACAAAGTCCCGCAATACCTCACGCCAATTCACCTTGGGCTCAAGTAGTCCTTGCAACTCACGGTCTAGTCCACCTGCTCCGCTACCCGCAATCTTCTGTTGCGCCATGATGCCCTGACGAATCGCTTGGTCAATCTCACGGGCTAGGTCTTTCTGCTCTTCGGCAGTCATCTCCTTCGCACCATCCCAATCGTGGTCATCGAACTCAGGGTCACCATCACCCGCACCGCCACCACCGCTACCGCCAGAACCGCCTTCGTCTTTCTCCTTCATTAGTATGTCGAACACCTCCTTGGCGTTCATGCCACGGAATCGCTCATCAACTAAGCCCATCGGCTTGCCACCCAGTTTGTGTCCTTGAGGGTAGCGTGGCATGGCTATCAATACTTCGTTAGGGTCTAGGTCTTTCAACTGGATGTTGATTACATAATCACATGCTGCGTTTGCTAACCTATGGTTAATCTCGTGCAACTTGCGCCATGTAGTTAAGTGTCGATACATCTTGTGATAGTTCTCATGCGCCACCACAAAGTTCAACTCTTGGTCACGCAGTTCTTTGACGAACTTGCGACCATACGA